GATATGTAATCTCAACCCATTCTCTTCTGTGCGTAGGAGAACCGTACAGCCACGTAAGGTAGTTTGGAGTAGGGAATATGTCAGGCAGTTCTTAGATACCGCCTACAGCGATTATAACAGTCGTAACATAGGTCTTATTGCTCACATGGCATATGAATGGTGTCAGCGTCTAGGTGATATGCGTATGCTGAAGTTCAGTAACATTGATTTTGATAATCGTGTTGTACATATAGAACAGTCAAAACGTAGGGCAGATGTTCATCTACCTATAGAAGATGATTTATATGATATGCTTGTACAACAAAATGATGAGTTTGGATTTCAGCAGTACGTTGCACCTAGACCTAAACCTATACGCGGAGAGTACATACCTTATACTATATATAAGTTACCTTTACACGCACGTGTTATCATGGATAATGCTGGGTTGCCGACTGAGTTACGTCTATCTGATTTGCGCAGGACAGGTACAACAGAAATGGTTGAAGCAGGTGTCGGTATGGCACAAATTATGTCGGTTACAGGACACGCTAATCCACAAAGTGTGAAACCATATATGAAAAATACTTACGCAAGTGCAAATTATGCCTTGACAGAACGAAAAAAGCATGATAAAAGCATTTCAACTGCCAAGCATAGAAAGTGATATATACATATTATGTATAATAACATTATAAATGATATAATAAATGATTTAAACTTACCTATAGGACATAGTAAGAGAATGAATTGTCCTGTGTGTAAAGGTACTAAAACTTTTTCTGTAACAAATAATATGGGCAGACTTGTATGGAATTGTTACAAGGTTTCTTGTACAGTTAGTGGTAGAACAAGAGTTAAATTATCTGTAGAAGATATTAAAAACACTTTTAACCGAAAAAAAGTAATTAGTGATGACTTTTTTATGCCTGATTCATGTGTAAAAGTTAGTGACAAAAAATTAGCACTTGACTTTTTACATAAATGGGGTTTATTATCAATTTCAACTGATTTATTTTTTGATGTAAAAGAAACTAGGTTAGTTTTTCCTGTATCCAACCACGATAAGATAGTTGACGCTACTGGTAGGGCATTAACATCTTCTCTCCCAAAGTGGAAGAGGTACGGAAATAGTGGTATCCCATTTTCTTTCGGTTTTGGGGATACCGCAGTTGTTGTTGAGGACTGTGTAAGTGCCAGTGTAGTTGGTACACTTGGTAATTTTGTCGGGGTCGCTGTATTGGGTACTTCTCTCCTGCCCACTCACAGAGATTATCTTACACAGTTCTCAACGGCTATAGTAGCATTAGACCCTGACGCACTACCTAAAAACCTTAGTATAGCAAAAGAACTTCGTGGTTATGTAAAAGATGTTCGTGTGCTACGTTTAACCGATGATTTAAAATACCGAAACGAAACCGATTTAGAAAACCTTATAAACATGGGAGAAGAATAATGGAATTATCGTTGATACGAAGTCTAATGAAAAAAGACTTCTATGACAATCATAGAGGGGCTAAGTGTCCAGACAGATTGTTTAGTAAGGATGTACGAAAGATTAAAGCAATACTTGATAAAGCTATGCGTACATACGAAAGAGATTTAACAACTGATGAGATTGAAGCACTTTTTATATCAAGTAACCCTACTCTTACAACTGCACAGAAACAGGCTTACAGTAGTTTGTTTGCACAAGTAAAGAAAGAAACACCTTTAGGTTCTGACATTGCACAAGAAGTATTGTCAAAACTATTTCAACAAGTAATTGGTGAGGACATTGCTAATTTAGGTTTTGATTATGTTAATGGTGATAAGAATAACCTTGAGCCGTTACGAAATATACTTGAGAAGTATGGTGACGACTTTACTCCTAACCTAAACGTAGAGTGGGATGACATAGATATTGAGACACTACTATCGCGTAATGACTTAGAAGCACGTTGGACTTTCAACATTCCAAGTCTTACACGTAAGATTGAGGGTGTTAATTCTGGACACTTAATTGAGATAGGTGCAAGACCTAATACAGGTAAAACATCTTTTCATGCTAGTTTGATTGCATCACCACAAGGCTTTGCACATCAGGGTGCTAACTGCATTATCTTATGTAACGAAGAAGGTTATCATCGTGTGGCTGCACGTTATCTAACTGCCGCAACTGGTATGGACATGATGCAGATAAAGCAGAACCCAGCCAAAGCACGTGACTTGTATGCCCCTGTAAAAGATAAAATAAAGATTAAAGATGCAACAGGACGCGATATGTCTTGGGTAGAATCAATATGTAAGTCATATAAACCTGATATAGTTGTATTAGATATGGGTGATAAGTTTGCTACTACTGGTGGCTTTTCTCGTCCTGATGAGGCTTTAAAAGCTAATGCAGTATATGCCAGACAAATAGCTAAAGAGCATGACTGTGCTATGTTTTACATGTCACAGTTATCTGCTGATGCTGAAGGTAAAGTATTATTGAACCAATCAATGATGGAAGGCTCACGTACTGGTAAAGCTGCCGAAGCTGACTTGATGGTACTTATTGCTAAAAACCCAGTAGCAGATGGACAAGATGAAGAGGATACACAACGTCACTTGAATGTGGTAAAGAATAAGCTATCGGGATGGCATGGTATTATACACTGCGAGTTGATGTACAAGACAGCGAGGTATCAAGCGTAATGAAATTAACACTTGATGTAGAAAATACTACCACAGAACGTGACGGTAAAATGCACCTTGACCCCTTTGAGCCTACAAATACACTTGTTATGGTTGGAATGCTAAAAGATACAGGTGAGGAAAAACATGTTACGTTTGACCATAGCGAGGTAGATGCAGAAGTTAATGGTCGAGAGGTTGTGCAACAATGGTTAGATGAAGCAACTGTTCTTATAGGACATAACATTGCATACGATTTAGTGTGGCTATGGGAATCAGGTTTTACTTATGATGGTGCAGTGTTTGATACTATGCTGGGTGAATATGTACTACAGCGTGGTGTTAAATTACCATTGTCTCTTGAACAATGTGCTGAAAGATATAACCTTGAAACACAAAAACAAGATACACTGAAGGCATACTTTAAAGCAGGGTATTCTACACGAGACATACCACACGGTGAGTTATCAGAATATTTGTCACATGACTTACATTCTACACAACAACTTGCTGATAAGATAAACATTAAACTAAACACAAAAGAACATTCGGGTTTATTGAATACTGTTAATCTTACCAATGAAGTTACAACTTGTCTTGCACGTATATACAGGCGTGGTATGACTGTTGACTTAAATATATTAGATGATGTCCGTCAAGAGTTTAAAAAAGAAAAGTTAAATCTTCTTTTGGATTTAGACAAACACGTTAAGAAACTAATGGGTGACACTCCTATAAATCTTAATAGTCCAGAGCAGTTATCTTGGGTTATATACAGCCGTAAAGTTATTGATAAAACAGAGTGGGCTATTCGCATTGACCCATATATGGATGATACTGATTTTCGTTCCGCAATAGGCATTGGTACGGAGCAGTTATATAAGACGGTTGCAGAACAATGCCCAGAGTGTTCTGGCATTGGTTATGTACACAGGACAAAAAAAGATGGCACACCTTTTGCTAAACAGAGTAGGTGTAAGAATTGCGATACACAAGGATATTTGTTTAGTCCTACTGATATAAAAGCAGGGTTAAAATTTAAACCGCCTACAGCTAAGTGGGCTAGTGCTAATGGTTTTAGTACTAGTAAAGATAATCTATTACTATTACAGAATGCGGCTAGAAGTAAAGGTATGGATGATGCAGTAGATTTTTTACGCAAAGTAACAAGACTTAGTTCTTTAGATACGTATTTATCTTCTTTTGTTGGGGGTATACAGACATACACAAAGCAGGATGGTAGATTGCATGTAAGTTTAATGCAACATAGAACATCAACAGGTAGATTATCTGGGGCTAATCCTAATATGCAGAACATGCCTAGAGGTGGCACGTTTCCTGTAAAGAAGGTATTTGTATCACGATTTGAAGGTGGTCAAATATTAGAAGCTGACTTTGCACAGTTAGAGTTTCGTGCAGCAGCATTTTTATCACAAGATGAGGTAGCAATAAATGAAGTTAAAACGGGTTTTGATGTTCACAGCTATACCGCGAAAGTTATTTCGGATGCTGGGCAGAACACTAGTAGACAAGACGCAAAAGCGCATACGTTCGCTCCGCTTTATGGTGCAACGGGATATGGGAGAACAGCAGCGGAAGCTGCATACTATAAACACTTCACGGAAAAATATAAAGGAATCAAGTTATGGCACACCAGATTGGCTAAAGAGGCTATCGAAACACAAAAGATAACTACGCCTAGTGGTCGTGAGTTTTTATTTCCTGATGTAACACGCAGAGCAAACGGTTCAGTAACACATTTTACACTGATAAAAAATTATCCTGTGCAATCATTTGCCACAGCAGATATAGTGCCTTTAGTTTTGTTACATATAGACAGGGGCTTAAAACGTATGAAATCTTGTATCGTTAATTCTGTACACGATAGTTTAGTTATTGATATACATCCAGAAGAAGAGAAACAAGTTTTGTATATCATTAGTCAAACAAACAAAGAGTTGCTAGATTTGATTAAACTTAGGTGGAATATAGACTTTAACGTACCACTATTGTTAGAATCAAAAATAGGTAAAAATTGGCTTGACACCAAGGATATAAGTTGATATAACTACACCTCAAATTAAAAATAAGGATATAGAAGTATGAGTAATATTACTACAATCAATACAGATAATTATGCTGACATGGCTAAAGCAATGGGTGTTTCAGTTACAACGACAGCAAGTCCAGAAGAAAGACTATCTCTTCCTAGACTACGCATTTCTCATCAACCTATAATGGGTATTAAAAGTATTGATGGGGAAGATATTAATGTAGAGGTAATTAAAGGTGGAGCATTTAAGTTAGATGGTGGCACATTTAAACTTGAGGGCGAGGGAAACACAGTATATAGTTCATCTATAACCATTAGACCTTTTATGCAGCGTTATATGTATAAGCGGTTTATTAAAGGTACTGATAACACACCTAATAAGTATGTTAAAACTATTATGGCAGATAATTTAAACATAGATTTAAAAGATACTGAGGGTGGTTTTAACTGTGGTAAACCTGCTGGGTATATAAAAGATTGGGCGGCATTGCCAAAAAACCTACAAGAATTAATCCGTAGTATTAAACGTGTTCGTGTGGTTATTGGTGTAGTTACATTACACAATGCTAAAGATGATAAGGGTAACAAGGTATCTATTTCAGATAGCTCATTCATATGGGAGATAGATAATCGTGAAGCATTTAAATCTGTGGGAGATGCTTTTAATGTATTAGGAAAACATAAACGCCTACCTATACAGCATAATATGACTATAAACACGGAAGAGCGAGAAATACCATCTGGTGCTAAGTATTATGTACCAAATGTATCTATTAATTTAACTGAAGCAATTGAAATCTCTGAAGAAGACCAAAAGTTATTTGGTGATTTTATGCAATGGGTAGATAACTACAATGCATATGTTACGAATAAGTGGTCAGAACGTGCCAATGAAAAAATGTCAGAAGATGATGTGGATGTTATAGATATTATTGTTGATGAAGCTGTAATAGAGGTATCTTAGTGGAACATCCTGCTGAATTAGCGGTACATCAATACATGGAGAGTGCTGTAAAAGGTAACTCTACCATGTCTGATAATACGATAGAGCAAGTTGCTTTAGATATAAAAGAAGCACTTACTAAGCAGTTTGGTAGTGGTAAAAGTAGGGGCGATTTTAGATTACGCATGTCTAATGTAGGTCGCCCTTCTTGCCAACTCTGGTACGAAAAAAATAAACCAGAAGTTGCTTTACCATTCCCTACTACATTTATAATGAACATGATGATTGGAGATATTGTAGAAGCAGTATTTAAAGGTATACTAAAAGAAGCAGGTGTTAAATATGAAGATTCTGATACGGTTACTCTTAACTTAGATAACTCTGTTATAAATGGTACATATGATATTGTTATTGACGGAGCAGTTGACGATATAAAATCAGCATCTGATTGGTCATACAAATATAAATTTGAATCGTTTGACAAGTTAAGAGAGAGTGATTCATTTGGTTATGTTGGACAGCTTGCAGGATATGCCAAAGCATCTGGTAAGAAAGCAGGTGGTTGGTGGGTAGTTAATAAAGCTACTGGTGCTTTTAAATATGTACGTGCTAAGTGGTTAGATGTTGATGGAGAAGTTAAGAAGATACAGGATAAATCTAATCAACTAAAACAAAACATATTTGAAAGATGTTTTGAAGCTGTGCCAGAAACATTTAGAAAGAAAACTACAGGTAATGTAATACTTAATAGCGGTTGCAAATTTTGTTCTTATCGATTTGATTGCTGGTCTACACTAAAAGAAATACCTAGTGTTATGTCAGAAGCAAAAGACCCACCAATTGTACAATATGTAGAGTTAAATAGTGTTAAATCATAAATCTTTTCGGGCGGCTCGTAAACATGGGTACAGAAGTGGTATAGAGCATAGCACAGCAGAGTATCTTGACAAGAATAATATTTCTTATCGCTACGAACAAATAAAAATAGAGTGGGAAGATTTAGCTTATAGAACGTATACACCCGACTTTGTTTTACAGAATGGTATAATTATAGAAACTAAAGGTAGATTTGTTGGTGCAGATAGACGTAAGCACATAGAAATTAAAAAGCAACATCCTAAATTAGATATACGTTTTGTTTTTACTAATAGCCGAAGCAAATTGTATAAAGGGGCAAAGTCATCTTATGCAGATTGGTGTATTAAACATGCCTTTAGATATTATGATAGAGTAATACCTGAAGATTGGCTTAAAGAAAAAGGCAAAGATAAGCACCCAATTTTTATTGCCTTTCCAAATAAAATAAATCTTAAAAGGAAAACAACATGATTGATAAGCTGATTACTGATTCTCTAAAACAAGAAGATATAATTTTATGCCTTAGACCTACAGTGGTAAACGGTGATGAATGGTCTGGGGATGTTAATGTTTCCATTATGGCAGGTAGAGATAATCCATTGAATGATGAAAGTTATTATAGTTTCATACACTTTGCTAAGATGGTTGGTTCTGCTGTTCCTATTATGGAAAAATCAGACGAACTACGAGAGTTAATTAACCATTATGTTTTGGACGAGATAGATGTAAAAAATAAATTGGATGTACAACTAGAAAATTCAGACAGAGGAAAAGTACTTGATAGGCAGGATAATGTTGTGACAGTATCTTTTGGTGGTAAAACAAAAGGGAGTGCATAATGGATGACCAGATAAGACATGAGGAGTATATGAAACAGGCAATGGCACAGTCAGATGTAATTAATAATCCAAAACACTATGAGAGATATGTGATTGAGCCTGTATCATTTATTATGAATAATGAATTGCCTTTTTGGATGGGCAATGTTATAAAGTATATAATGAGAGCAGGTTACAAATCTAGTACAGATGAGATAACAGACTTAAATAAAGCAAAGCGGTACATCGATATGCGTATCAATCAGCTAGAGGGTCGAGAGCCAAATGCGAGTTAAAGTATATATTACTATTGACATAGACCCTGAAGAGTATCCTGTTCCTGCTGATGAGAATGTAGCAGAAGAAATAGAGGATGGAATACGTGAATACTTCTATGATGTAGAAGGAACTAAAATTAAAAACATTAAAACATTACAGGAGTAATAGATGATAAGCAATTATTTACCAACAGACTACCAGAACTTTATAGCGTTATCACGTTACGCTAGATGGAAAGAAGATGAACAAAGACGTGAGACATGGGGTGAGACAGTAGCACGTTACTTTGATTACATGACTAAGCATTTAAAAGATACCTGTAACTTTGAGTTGTCTCGTTCATTACGTAACGAACTTGAAGAAGCAGTGCTTGAGCAACGTATAATGCCAAGCATGAGAGCATT